TGGTCGATGCAGATGACGCTCTTCTGCGGGATGGCGTAACCCCCTCCTGGGTGACGCAGGCTGTCCTAAAGGATGAGAGGACCACTCCGAAGAAAATTCGGATGATGCGCACCAGGAACGTAATGGCGTGCCCTTTTGCCATGAATCTCGCCCTTAAGAGAGCGTATGGCGCCGCTAATAATGCGCACACTGAGGAGAGACATGGAAATCCACAGTGTGTCGGGACGAACGTATACTCACCGGAGTATAACGACATCTACAACTACCTGGCAGAGGTGGGTGAAGATGGGGCATTCGATGCGGACTGGCATAAGTTCGAGGCACTGTTCACGGTCACGCTCCTCAAGAGCGTGAAGAGGTTGATCGACCAGGGGTACAGTGCCGACGATGGCTATGCGGGTTACAGGGATGCCGCATATGCGGCGGTCGTGCGCACACGGATTTTGATTGGTGGATACTTGTACCAGCAGTCGGGAGAAAATCCGAGTGGCAACTACCTCACGATATGCATTAACGACAAGGGCTGCAAGATCCTGCTGGGTTATGTCTTCCTCTCAGTATCCAGGAAGATTGATCCCGCTAGATCCGATATGTTTTACTTTGGCAAGTACGTGCGGATGGTTACGTATGGCGACGACCATGTCATATCGCGCGATAAGCACGTACTACCCTGGTTTAATGGCATTACCATCGGCGATTTCTGCAACAATGAGATAGCCGGGGGCGAGGAGATATATACCCCTGCGTCGAAGGAATCAGAGCTTGTTGCAGACAAGCATCTAATTGAATGCCAATTCGTCGGCCTTTCATTCCGCAGGATCGAGGACGGTTCCTACGGACCTGGTATACGAGTCGTTGGTGTGCCTGCCGAACTTGACTTCTCGACCATCAAGTACGTTACAAAGAATGTGCCCCCCCTTGTAGCAACAGTTGATAACGTGAATGCAATGCTCATGCGATACACTGGGGCGGGGAGGGATTTCTTCGACGGATTGCGAGGGCAATTCAATGCCGCTCTGGCATCCGTTGGTGTCTCCTCGTACTTGATTACGTACTCTGCCTGTATGCGGAAGTTTTATGATGGTACTCTTTCGTCGGCAGTCTATCAGAAGGATATAGATATGGACGACAGAAGGGAACCAGTGTGGGATCCAGGTGATGTCATGGACCTCGGTGATTACGCGCCCCGATGGCGTAGCTACAAGAGGCGCATGCCAGAGCATGACTACGAGGTTGAGCTCCAGTTGCAGATGGAGCCAGATGGTGCTGCCGAGAGTGAACTTGTCTCTTTGCAAGATTCTATTGAGATCAAGGTCTCTCCCGATGAGGTACGGACAGATGACCATTCTAGCATGGTCTCGGGGCACTATCATAATGTGAATCAACTCCTGAAACGCGCGGCGTGTTTTGGTGACGTGCCAAACGCGCCAAACGCGTTTGCGGTGGGTGGCTTCCTTTACGGGGAAGGTGGCCCGGGTACGTACAACCCCGGGCTATTGCGCTGGTATTCGCAGCTTTATCGATTCTGGAAAGGAGCATTCCAGGTTAAGTTGCTCGGTCCACAGACCTCTACAGTGTCCTACCACCCTGGTATGGATACGCAGCTCGCCTTCTCGGTTGTCAATAGGGCGCTCACGGCAGGGAGCGACTATTTCTCGATGACAACACCGTTCGCACTTACGGCAGAAGATGTGGGGATACAGGAGGTCAAGGTTCCCTTCTATTCGCCATATTCTTGTCTCCTTGTCCCCCAGGGCAGGTCGCAGATCGGGAGGCCGGAGTACAGCCCAGGCACGGTAACCGCCGTGTCAGCCGCTGGCACGAGTAAGATCTTCGTCGAGGGTGCAGACGATTTGAAGTTCTTTGGCCTTCTCCAGGTTCCAAGGCTCGAGTTCGACAAGATACTCCCAGTTGACTTCGCTGACGAGGTCAAATTTGAGGTCCAAATGGAGTCGTACGAGAGGAAGGAGCCTGGTACGCGCACAGGGGGATCCGTTGGTATCGACTTCGCTGCCGCCGTCGGTGCGGTGCCGACAAGCGGTCCTGTTTCGGACGCGTCGGTCCACAGGCCGACCAATCTGCAGGAAGCCGGGATCTCGTTTTTAGACCTCGCAGAGCGTTACCAGCTGTGGAAGACGCTGAATTGGTTCGACACCACACTTCCGGGGGTGACGTTCGCGTCCTGGAATCTGCCAATTGAGGGACTGGTATCGGTGTCGAACCAGCGGGCGTTCGAGGCGTTCAAATACTGGCGGGGGGATATTAGAATACGGATGCAGGTGAATTCTAATATGTTCCAGCAAGGGAAGGTCACACTTGCGTGGTGGCCATTGGTCGGTAAGACACAGGCTGAGCAGCTAGCATCGAGTTTGACGAACCTGAGCATTTCGAATCACATTGATATGCAGGCGGGAGCTACGCGAGAGGCAGAACTGGTCATTCCGTATCGCCACTACCTGGATGCAATTGAAGTTGCGAAGGGGCAGTCGATCGGTTCCCTGACACTCACTGTGTTCAATGGCCTATTGAACGGGCCGACAGTTGTAGCGCCCAACGATATAGCGCGGATCAACTTGTTTATCTCGTTCATGAATGCCGACTTCCAGGTTCTGAACCCGTCTCCGAGTACGCTCGATATAATTAAGGTCGAGGCGGAGATGCGGGTCGAATCTGCTGGAGTCAGGTGTGATTGTGGGATGGTGCCTGACGTTAGGTACTACTTCATAGAGATGGGAG